TATGCAGCAATCAACTTAGAATGAACACCAGTGCCACCATACCATAGGTCAATCTCTTCGTGAGAGTAACATACCTTAGGTTCAGTCTTAGCAAAGACAGACTTAGTTCCAACAAAGAACATGTCTGTCTCAGGATCTACACCACAGATGATAGCAGGAGCACCGTCCCACTTCACAGTAACCTTAGTATTACCACCACCACTACCAGTGGTTAGCATATCTTTTAGACCCTCCAAGAATGCAAGTGCATTCTGAGCACCAGCATATCCATTATTGAAGATATCGTCTTCAAGGTGTTCGAGGTGTGTGTTCTTACTCATGGTTGGACTCCGACTTTATCGCGGTAAGGGTTGCCAATAGATGATTTCTCTCTGAGGTGATACTGATCTGTGGGTTTGAGGTTGTTCTTCAAGTGGTTTTCCATGTAGAAGACTGGCATTCCTTTGTTCGTAGCGAACTTATAGTAGGTGACCTCCCTCATAACAAAGTGCTCAATGACTTCACGATACACCAGTCCTCCATCCTTGCTGATCTTTCGTAACATCATTTGACAAATGAGAGAGGCGATACCAACCTTGCCACTACTGTGCTTTGGGGCATTCCAGTAGTCCTTGGCATCATTATAATACTCCTCTGCCAGTTTTAACCAGTGGACTTGTGCCGCTTTGACATCTGACTCAGATGGATCCCCACCCTTGACCATGGCATCGATGTTCTTGACCACACCATCAGGTAGTTTCTTTTTTAATTTTAAATCCTTAGCAATAACTTCCAATGCAAGGAAAGAACCATCCTTCACTTTGTTATTAGCAAGAACTTCTAAGATCTTAAACTCAACAGTCTTCTTATACTTCTCAACCCAATCATCTTTCTTACCATCAATCTGTTTCTTATTGATAAGAGAAATAATATCCTGAGGTTTGACTACGTTAGTTGTCTTACTGATCTTCTTAACGGAGAAGGGGTATGACGTATTTTCCTCATCAAATATAACAAAGTCAATCAGTGGTTCATTACCAGCAGCAGGTAGGAATACCTGTGCATTATTTTTATTTAACCTACCATACCCTAGTTTATCTAAGTCAGCAGCACCACGTTCCAATACACATAGTGGAGCAGTAATCTCAGAGAAATCTTTCTCCACGTTATTCATAATATCAATGTATTCTGATGCTGCTAGGTCTGCATATGCTTTAAGTAGTTCCTTCTTCTCAGTAGCACCATGCTCCATACAAAAATCTGTTAGTTCAATTAGATACTCTTTGATTACCAGTTGAAGATCATCCCTTTTCTTAATAGCAGCGATGACTTTCTTATAGTAAGTATCAAAAGACATTTTAGTATCCATAGGAATGTCAAACGCCTGAGGTTTTAACTCGGGCATCTTCTTCTTACCTGTGGCAGACCTAGGTTTACCTAACAAAGGAGTAGAGATCCACCCCGACTTGTCATTCTGATACAAGACTTCTATTCTGGCCTGGTAGTTACCACCTTTGATGGGTTTAACATGAACACCATCACCCTTAGCAATAACTCCTACCTTTTTTTTACTCTGAGCACCATCGTATACAATGATCTCTTTCTTAGATACAATCTCAAATCCTTTTTGGTAATGACGTTTGTAGTCATCCCATGCTTCTTTAATCGATCTTGCCATCTTCTAGGCACTGATTATCCAAACTATTTAGATAATCTTTTTCATTCTGATACGGTGTCTCTTCCCCAGTCCACAGTTTATAACCCTGCACGATCTCTGGTAGTAACCACTGGTCCACTCGATAGCAATGCTGCCAGTTGACAGGTTGAGCACAACCAACAACTACAACAGCAAAAAATGCTCGCAAGTGGATCCAGAGGGAGAGCATTAGATATCGCCTTCTACACGGTTCTCAGACTCTTGAATAGAAAAACTACCTTCGGAGTAACGTGCTGCCAGTTTCAGAGAGTTGACATACAGAACATGATCCATGGTAACGTCAAGAGCAAGACATGCCTGAGCAGCATACCACATGATATCACCAAGTTCTTTGACCAGGTGCTCTTTATTAGCATCATTCCAGGGTTTACCTTGGAACTTCAACTTCTTAACAATCTCCATGAACTCACCAGACTCAGCAGACAATCCAGCGGCAGCAGTATCAAGACGAGCAATGTTGACACCATCTTCATGCAGTTGACGAAGACGTTCGATGTACTTACTCTGATCTTTACTTGGACCTGAGCATGTATCATCAGCAAAGTGTAGATACTTATCCAGATCTACACGGAAACGCTCATCTTTCTTCTTGTTCTTATCTGCTGATTTCTCTTTGATCTTTTCAGCAGTAACCCAAGCATTAAATCCTTTCTTATTAATAAAGTCCTCAGGTGTTTGAGGAGTATCATCTTTCATATCTTCAAGGTTGGTTTCCATACCTTCCTTGATGTCCTGAGCAGCATTAGAAAGTTTTTCTGCTGCTGCTGAGGCAGCGTCATTACCACCGAAGTCAACATTAACGTTGTTATCGCGTGATCTTTGGTTAGCGGAATCGGTCATACTTGCCAGGAATCAAATTTACTTTGGGGTTTGTGTTCGAGGATCTTATCCTCAATGTCTTGACCAGAGTCAAGGATGTTGTCTTGTTCGGACTGATCACAATCATACAGTCTCATCTTCGCTCTGTCAATACCTATGATGAACCTCTTGTTCATGTTCACATCATTGTATCTATTCTTCAACTGCTTAACCATAATCTGACCTGTTGCTTCCAATTCCTCTGTGGAAATAAGAGCGATCATTAGATCAGCGGTAGCAGGAAGACCGAAAGACTCGGATGTATCTTGCAGATCAACATCAGAACTACCATACCCAGAACGTGTAGTCTGGGTGGCAGATACAATAGGTACATCACACTCAACAGCAAGACCACGCAGTTCTTCTGCAATAGATTTGACGTAAGTGTAAGAGTTTACAACTGCATTCTTGTAACGTGCAGATGCACAGATGTTCAGGTAGTCAACAAAGATAATATCAGGGGCAAATCCCCTCTTCATACTCAGTTCATTCAACAAAGATTTGAAGTGATTAACATGAGCAGAAGCAGTAGGATATTCTTTGATAACTAGGCGACCCTGAGTTTGTGCAGCAACCTTATCTACTTTGGATCGGAATTGTTGTTTGGTGAATAGCGGATCGGAGAGTTGTTTGATGTTAACGTCCAGGACGTTTGCGTCAATTCGTTCAGCAATCTTCTCCTCTGCCATTTCAAGTGTAATATAGAGTACGTTCTTGCCTTGCAAGAGGGCGGCACTAGCCATATGGCACATGAATAAACTTTTCCCGACACCCGTTCCAGCAAGAGCGATGTTGAGAGTCTTGCTAGGGAGACCACCTTTGGTAATCTTGTTAAGATATTCCAAATCGAATGGGAGTTTGTCTTCCTGCTTGTGGTAGAAGTCGTAGCGATCATCGGAGTCTAGTAAGTAGTCGTGGCCAACAGTATCATCAAAACATGTCCCAAGTGCTTCCGCCATGATGTGGGGAATAGCATCTTTGGTTCGTGATTTATCCTGTCCGTCAGCAATCTTAATAGATTCCATCAGGGCAAGATATATAGCACGTTCTTTACACCACTTTTCTGTGGTCGCATACAACCACTCTTCATTATAGGTGGTGTCATCAATCTTAGTATCAAGGAAGTCTTCGATGTCCTTAATAATCTCTGCACTCAAATCCCTCCTCTTCTCGATCTCAATTTTGAGAGCAGTAGTCTCTGGGATTTGATTATACTCTGTCACATAATCATTGATCTCGTGAAACAATACCTGATGTGGTTGATTGTCAAAGTATTCATCCTTTAAAAAAGGTAGTACAGATCGACAGTAATTATCATCACGAATAAGTTTACTGAGAGCAATTTCTTCGATCTTTTGCATTAAATATAGTGGAGATAAGTGCCAATAATGTATTTGTTAGTATTAAGTGGTGGTAGACCTGCATGAGGATAGGTCCAAGTGGGAGGGAAGATAAGACAGCGACCTGCTTTTGGTTTTACTTTGATCCCCATCTTAGTAAACCACGTCTCCCCCCCTTCGTCAACATCATTGAGATAAAAGAATAGAGCAAGGAATCTCCGAGCACTACTATGATCACCGACATCAACATGAGGATCAAACCGATCATCGTCTTTGGCAACATACTTCTTCAAACGAATCTGTTCCAATGCGTTCTCTGCTGGCCATGCTGCCTTACAACCAGTGTCTTCCATGTATTGCTCAGAGGTATCTTTGATCGCCTCAATCAATCGATTATGGATCTTACCCCAGATAGAATTAGGATTGTCCTGAGCATACTCAGTCACATTGAACTGATGAAACTGTGGTCTTCCATCACGATCCCAGTATTCCCAGTCAACATCTCTGGAAGTATCCATGATGTTCTTGATGAGGTTCTTATCTAGAACATCGTCATAGATTTTAATGAAATGATCATGCTCCATAGGTAAACTCCTTGTGTGCTGCTTCTTCTAGTTGTGCCATCACTTCGTCGGTGAAGTATTTCTCTGGATTAGAAAGGATAACCTTAGGATATACATTCCCAGAATCAGTCTTGTAGCGATTGCCAATGCGCTCAAAGACTCCGTGCTTCTCACCCAGTTCCAGTAGTCCATAATACTTGTCGAG